AAACCGCACTCCTACTCAATCGAGGCTATGGTTGCGGACCTCCCACATGATCACTCGAAAGTGCGCGCAACATTTAATTTGGGATCACAGCTCATCAAGGATGAGCTCCGTGGCATCGCAATTGACATCCGGAATGATATGCTGGCTGAGAATGCCCCCGACCCACTAAAGACGATGCCTATATTGCGGGGGCTAACGGAGGCCCAGAGGAGGATTGACTTGGTCCTTGGGAAGGACCAGATCTGGGCCCACAAGTAGGGCCGCCATCCTGTGACGTGTGTTAGTTGTGGCTGCGATCCACCAGCAGGTCCATACCGCTGGCCACGCCGCACTTGCACGCGTTGCACGGAGGCTCTAAAGAAGTATGGTTACATAACTTGGTCAGGGTATCAGGTTCAGCAGAACCTACACGTCCCCACCGTGTACCCTGGGGTTGTGTATTTTGAGGCAACGCAAGCCAAACCAGATAAGAAGAAGTGGGACCAAGTCGACCTCAAAGGAGGTAAGTTAAAATGGAATGAAATGGCAGCGCACCAGCATCGGACTCCCTTTGGGGACAAACCGAAGCGCTGGGACGATTTTGTCAAGGCTGACATGTACAAGTTGGAGAGAATACCTGCCGAGAGGGTTTTCAGCCATGCCCTGGCAGGAATTGCGTGCAGTGGCGCCATGCCGATGATTTCGGCTAAGACCCCTTATGTCCAGGGGAAGGCGCTGCTAGGTCGTGTTTACCGCAAGCCCAAGTACCGGCCGTCGAGAGTGCACTGGGATCATCTCTACCAATTCATCGATGAACTCCTGCCTGATTTTATGTCCAGGAGGATGACTGATGAGGCCTATCTTGACCAGGTTGAGGCCAGGAGGAAGCGCCCCATCGGTAGGGCGCAAGAGATGTACCGGAGGACGGGATGGCTTGACAAATATGCGGAGGTTTTGGGCTTCATCAAGACAGAATTTTTGCCCGGTTTTGAGAAGGGCAAAGGGCCAATGGCAGGGTTGCTCGTGCGATTGAATGGCATGATCGATAGGGTGATCCAAGCGCCCCATGACGTCACGCATGCCATTGCTGGACCTTGGCTCAAACCATTGATGGAACGCCTGAAGGAGCTGTGGAACGTTGACAGTCCGATTTTCTACGGTAGTGCCAAACCTGAGAAGCTTCATGAGTATTTGAACAAAGTGCTGTTGGATGGTGAGTCCTTGGTAAAACAGTATTTCTGGATGGACTTCACCAATTTTGAAAACACCCACAGCGTATATTCTTGGGAATTCATGGAGCATTTGTATTGGAGGGCTGGGATTGTTGACCCCGACTTCTGGAAGGTAATGGACGCGTGGAGGAAGCCGAGGGGAAGCATCGGCCCGTTCAAGTACATGGCGCGTGTGATGATGCTGTCGGGCAGGGATGATACCGCATTGGCGAATGCAATTTTGAATGGTTTTGTTTCATACATCTCTGCCTGTGCAGCATATCTTGACAAACCTGTTTTGCAAGTCACAGTTTCTGATGTCCGGGCTTGCAAGGGCATTATCAAGTTAACCGTTTGCGGTGATGAC